GGGAATGCTTCATCAAGTCCGTCGTAACTAAACTCGACGCTGTTTCCATTTATCTGCATGTGTGCTCCTAAAATTCACGTTTGTCGTCCTCCGCCACCGTGTTGATAAGGATTTCCTTGGCCCGCTGCAATCCAGCGTACAGGCCAATGGCGCGTCCATAATCAAACTCGGTCTTGCCAGACGGCCTCTCCAGCGCCTCCACAGCCATTGCTGACTGCTCTGTCTCGAGACGCTGAAGGAGGGTCTCTATTCTCATGCTGGTGTCTTGGGTGACTTACCAACAGGAGGCATGATGCCCATTGCCATTTTCTTGTGCATGGGCATGTACTTGTCGCCTGCCTTCGGGCTGGTGCCCTTCGGTGTCGCGGTCTTTGCATTGTCGGCCATAGTGAGTTCCTTATGGGTTCGGATTTATCCCAGTGCCGGTTGACACTGCGATGCGTTCGCCAGACATGATCTCGGCCTGCGCAAGCTGCATGGCCGTCTGGTTGTCTTGCTGGTTCATGGTCATGCGGGCGTTCAGCTCCGCCGACTTGCGGGCGTCCTCGCGGTCCTGCTTCATCTGCTCAAGCTGCTGCTCGATCTGTAGCTTCTGTGCCTGAAGCTGCATCTCTGCTTGGCTCTGCATTGCCTCGGCCTGCATCTTCTGACCCTCGATCTGCATGGCAGTCTGATCCTTCTGGGTCTGTATCTGTAGCTTCTGACCCTCAAGCTGCATCTGCGCCTGATCGCGTTGCGCCTGTGCCTGTAGCTTCTGGCCCTCTATGGCGGTGCGCGGGTCTTGCGGCGGCTGCGGCGCGAGTTGCTGCATCATCTGCATGGCCTGCGCGATGACAGGCGGCAGCGATGAGAACACCTCAGTCGCGTCGGCGACCACAGTCTGAGACGCCTCGGCCAACATGCGATCGAACGCACGGCGCGCCTCGTCGTCCTTGAGGTTCTTCATGTCCTCGGCGATGTCGATGCCCGACGTATCTTCGGCCAGCTCAAGCACGGTCGACGCGTACCACAGCGCAAGGTGCTCCTTGATGTGGCCGAGTATCACTGGCAAATAGGCTGGCGCGATGAGCTGGCTTGCGCCGAGCGCTGGGTTCGTCATGTACGCCAAGTGCGTCTTGAGGTGGGCGATGTGGTCCTGCTCAGGGAAGGCGACGATCGGTCGGCCCATCGTGGCCGCGACGTTCTCGTTGACCGCGTTCTGCTGCTTCGGCTCCAGCGGCGGGTTGAGCAACTCCTTCGGGTTCGGCACGCGCAGCGTGTCAAGCAGACGCTCCTCGACCTTGCGCAAGTTATACAGTTGCGGCAGCGCAGCGGCGCGCTGCGACACGGCCTGCACCTGCGCGAAGCGTTGCGCCTCGCTGAAGATCGCGGGGTCGGACACAGGCACGACGTCCATCGGGCCTTCGAAGTCTGCGCGCGTGGCCAGCACTTCGCCGACCTCGTGCTTGACGTCGCTGTCGTCCAGATACATCGCGTTGAGGCGGTGCAGGATGCGCAGCGTGCGCGCCATCGCGGCATGCAGACGTGCGTGGATCGAGGAGAACACGGTCATGCCCTCTTGGATCAATGCAAGTGTCGTGCCGACTGGCGCGTTCGGGTTCTGGTCGGCGAGGTTGTCCATCGACGTGCGGACGACGCCCTTGCCTGCGTCGACCACAAAGCCGAGCAGTTGGAACAATGTCGGCGATGGCGGGTTGAACGGTATGGGCATGGCCAGCTTGCGGACGTCGTCCACATTGAGGCCGCCCTCGATCTCTTCGACCTGCGTCGGCTGGATGTTCAGCGACTGGCCGCCGCGTGTGCCGCCCTTCAGCTTGAGCATCGTCGGCACGTTCTGAATGTGCGCGCTGTCCATCAGTGCGCGCAGAGCGCCGGTCGCGGCAGCGGATAGGCCGCCGATCATGTGCGGCAGGCCAATCGGGTACGCACCGCGCCACGGGATGAACGGGAACTCGACGAACCAGTCGAGTGGCTCGCGGCTGTCGTCCTCCTCGTCCCAGTTGCGGTAGATCGCAAGCACCTTGCTCGACGGCTTGTCGATGGTGATGATGTACGGCGCGTTGCCCTCACCCTCGACGTCGGCGATGACGTGGCACTCGAACACGGTGCGCAGGCCATCCTCATTGTAGCTGGTGTCTGACCGGCCCTCGATCTTGTCGTTGGCCACGTCGGCGCTTGAGCGCTCAGGCTCAAGGCCCGGAGGCGTCAGGTCGACGTCGCGGTACATGCCGCTCTCGACGCGCATCTCATAGTCGAGCTGCGTCAGGTACTGGACGTGCGTCTTGCGCTGCGCGGTGTAGAAGTTGGTCGCAGCGAAGGGCAGGTACATGTCGTCGATCATGACGGCAAGGAAGCCGGGGCGATTGCGCGCCTCGTCCCATGACATCTTCAGGTACTGCGCGCCGCCGAGTGGCACCTGCGTCAGTAGCTGCTCAAGCTCCGAGCGGAACTCTTGGCTCTGCACCATAAGCTGCCAGTTCATGAGCGACGTCTTGCGCTTCGCCTTCTGGATTTTCTTCATCGTGACTTCGCCCTCGATCAGGTCCTTTGCTGGACCCTGCGGGGGTAGAAGCTCCTTGATGGCGCGCGACGCGAAGTCGATGCACGCCTCGGTCATCATCGGGTGGACGACCTTCGATGCGCCGTTGAACTGTGCGCCGCCGGGCGCGTCGTCGCCCAGACCAGTGCGGCGGATGCCCTCCTCGTACTGCTCGTCGCGCTTCTTGCGCGCCTCCTTGTCGCGGGTGATCAGTTCGAGGAACTTCGATGCCAGTGACTTTAGGTCCGGCTCGGGCATAGTCTCGGCGAGGTTGTCGTAGAACTCGCTCTCGCCTGCGGCTGGTCCGTTCTCGTCGAGCGTGACGATAGCGCCACCGTCCTCGGTGTCCTCAACGTCGGTCACGTCCTCGCCGTCGAACTCAACGGTCTCGCCCTCGATGATGTCTTCGTCTTCGATCATTGCCTAATCCTTATTGCCCATACGGGTTCTGTATCACCTTCGGCGGTGGTTTATCAATCTCTTGCGGCTTCTTGTCGACCAGCGAGCCGAGCATGCCCTTGTCCATCATGAGCCGCATCGCCTGCGTTGTGCTGTCGACGAAGTCGTCGTGCTTGATGCTGCCCTTGCCGCTGAACGAGCAGAGCTGCGCCACCAGCGGGTCGGCCCAGACGCGCGGCTTGCCGGGGAACTTGTCGCTCTCCGGCAGGAACACCCTGCGCCGTGCGAACACGGGACTGACCACATGCAGGCGCGCCAGCTTGTCTGCTCTGCCGGGGTTGTAGGCGTGTGCCAGTATACCCTCGCGGTCGAGCATCTGTCTCAAGCTGATGCCGCTCCCCTTGTCCTCGATCAACAGGATGTCTGGCTTGCGCCCAGATGTCAGCGGCTTCGAGCTACCGTACATGGGCTTGATCATCGCGACGTCTTGGTCGTCGCCATACGCCGTGTTCATCTCTTTCTTCACGCGCTTGATCAGGTCGGGCATGCCGAGCTGCTCCTGCCAGCAATCGAGCAGGATAGTGTAGCCCTTCTCGTCGTGTTGGAACACGCCCCAGACGCTGCACGCCGTGTAGTCGGCGTCGCCGCTCTTTGTGTCGCGGGTCGCCTCGGTGAACGCGGTGTCGAGTGACATGATGATCCAGTCGAACGCGGGCAGCGGCTTCTTCGCGGGCCACAGCTTGAGCCAGCTCTTCTTGATGATAGCATTTTCGGACGGGTCCAGCAGCTCGCCGTAAATCTCCTGACGCCCAAGCGTAGTTCCGTCATACGCCTCCAACTGCTCGAAGAACCGATCGGGCAGGTTGGCGCGGTTGTCGAACGTCGAGCCTGTGATGACAGTGCGACCAGCCTTCGGGATGATCAGCTTGCGCACCAGCTCGACGGGTCGCGGTGTTGTCGTCCACAGCACCTGCGGCTTCGCGCCGAGACGCAGCCCCATCATGGCCATGTCCCACGTCTCTTCGGCGTTCTGCCACGCGGCCAATTCGTCTCCCCAAATAAACTGGTGCTGAGGTCCCCGGAGGCGAGCTGGTTTTTCGGAGGTGAAGCCACGGATTTTCGTGCCGTTCTTCATCTCGAGGAGAAGATCCGTGCTGTTGTACTTCTTGATCAGTGCTTCGGGTATGACGTTGAGCAGGCCGCTCTCGCCCTGAAAGCAGACCTTGTCGACGTCGGCATAGGTAGGCGCGATCACGGCACAGTAAGTGTTGGGGTACAGGGCGGCTTTGGCACCCAGCCATTCGCTTCCTATGCGGGTTTTGCCGTACCCTCTACCGGCCATGTAGCCGTATTCGCTGAAGTCTGCGGCGGGGATCTGTTCGGGTCGCGCCATCTTCGCCCAGCGCACTTGCCAGTCGACAAGGACGCGCGTCTTTGGCGGCATAGCTTCCGCGTCGGTTAGCTTGAGTTCGAGTACATCATCCATTGTTGCGGTACAGCGTCAGCGTTTCGCGAAGCTCATGATTGGCTGCGCGGATCTTGTCGTAACGCTCGTTGGCCAGATGCAGTGCGTGATTGAGCGCGTACTGCTCGGTCGCGTGGTGATCGGCAGCCGCTTCCAATTCGCGGATGCGACGCCACGGGTTGGTGAACAGGCGCGGGATCATTTGCTGTTGCGCTTCGCGGCCAATATGGTCTCGGTAAAGAAAGCGGCCAAGGCGTCTGCTTCAGGCGCATCGGTGTCGTCGCTGACTTTGTCTTTCGGCCCGCCGTCGCCGTAGCGCATCGGCTGCCACTTCGCCAAAAGCTTCAGGCGATACTCGGCGCGGTTCTTTGCCCAGCTCACATGGCCGGGGTCGATCTTGTCATCAACGATGGTCGGCTTCTCGTCGACGATGGCCAGCACGTCATCAGCGATCGCGTCTGCGCCAGCGGTTCGAGCTTCGTCGTGCGCGATGCCTAACTCTTTGTCCGACCGACACCAGTTGCTCCACGCCATCGCGCTGAACTTCAGATCCCGCGAAATGGACGACAACGTCTCGCCAAGAGACAGGCGCTCAATCACTTGCGCGCACAGTTCAGGTGTCTTCTTTGCCGGGTACGGCATATTGCTGCATGCTCCGTTCGGTTACACAGTGCTACCAGTTACGACCCCTAGATAACCGCATTCTCACCCACATGCAAGAGGCAGCTCGACTGAGCTATTCCAAATCACCCAGCCGAGCCTACACCATCAACACCAAACAGGCTCTCGCTGTCAAAGCAAATCGGAGCCATCCGCTGGGCCCTTCAGCATATCCTCCACGGCTCTAGCCAATGCACTGCGGATGAGCAGTCGCGGCAGATCAGCATGGCGGCTGCTGAACCGCTGGCCATTCCAACCCAGCCAGTAATTCGCTTTGCGAGGTGCCCTGCCATCCGCCACGACTTTGACCGACGTCCACTCGGTCAGCGGATCAGGCCTGACGTAAACAAACCAACTACCGTCAGCCTCTATCGACCCGAGGAAATTCCAGTCATCGGTTTTCGGTTTGTTTCCGAGGTATCTCTTTTCCATTTTTCTAAACCCCTAGTGAATAACGTCTGATCGACTAACACACCACATCACGCAGCGCAACGCATCATGCACCGAGTGAGACTTCCGGAGCTGGTCAACACACCACAGCAAAAAGTGCAGCGCATCACAGCATCTGCTCGGTGCAGCATTTGCAGCAGGTGGGGGCCTTCTCTTAGAAGGCTCCCCTTGATGCTGCATAAATGCTGCATTTCTCCGAGCTGCACCATTTGCAGCATGAGGCTTAATGCTGCAAATGATGCATGCTGCAATTAATTAAATAAAAATGCATTTTGTGTATTGCAATGCCGGATTGCATCGTCTAGGGACTGTTTATCAGCAACGCAAATGGAGTAAAAAAATGACCGACCTAGCCACCATCGACACCGAAATGAACGCACTCGACGCCCTACTTGCAGAGTTCGC